TAGCTAACATACATTCTGCAAACTAGCTGACACACTGTGCGCACTACTATTATTGCTTATGTATAAAATAAAACTCATATACGATCCAGAGCCAAGAACACAAACGCTCAAAGAGTCAGTCACATACTGTGCTACCATAGACTTATACTGCGATCACGGTATAGAGTGTTATCAAACAAGCGCGACAGAACTAGAGTTTGAATCGTCAAGGGATCAACTTGTAGCACTACTAGTATTATCAGACTCAAAGTCATTTAAACCCATTGTGGTTGATGTCTAAAGACTCATCTTTTTGCTAATCTATGTTGTAGGGGCATTGCAGCGCATTGTTTTCAGTCTGTCGCTATGGTTGAGAGAAAATTGATTGTGTATGTGCGTATAGTATCGTTGTAGTGGGCTAGTAGTGTTTTTTGCTGTAGGTAAACGCTGTATTTTCTGGCGTAAAAGCGTTTACCGCTTCGCGGCTGTTGTAGCTCTAGCGCAGGCGGCTTCGCCGTTTTTTGGGCTTAAACGCTTCGCGCTATTGAGGTACTTCCGCGCCCATTACAACAACTGATATGTCTGCTGTGGTTGATTCTACTACTAGGAATTCGCTTTGTGGCACAATGATGCCTGTGCGTTCTAGTGTATTGTGGGGAAGGATTTCTACAGCATACTCTATGATGTTTGCTACATCAATGGTGTTGTCTGTGGTACTTCCTGAAATAGTGATTTGAGCTGTGGCAGGACCTCTGTTGCAAACACTCACGCTCACTGTGGCATACTTTATGTCATTGGGTGCTTCATACACAGTTTCTGCTGTGTTTGCTGCTGCAACATCAACAGCACTCAGTCGTCCGTTCATCGGTTTGCCTCCTTGAGACAACGAATTTTAGCACTCACAACTGCTGCACGAACATCTGGTTCTAGCGTTTCCAATAGGGGTTCTGCTGCGGATTCTTCATCTAGTGGAAAGGTTGCCAACTGTGTGGGCACTTGTATACGGAACGTTGCTTTGTGTCGATCAGTAACAAATAGTGTTGTCATTTCAGTCATACTGGTTCTCCTTGTGTATTATTTATCGCAGGATATTCAAAATTTTGACACAGTTCATTTCGATCCACAAAGTGTGCTCCGTTGCGTATGTGAAAGCGTTCTGCCATTTCAGTTAGAGGTGATAGTGTTACCCAACGGCTCACACTAGGTGTACGTTCACTAATAGCACGTTGAGCGCCAAATATGATGTCTCTACCTGCACCTCGATCATAACTCCAAACAGTGTAGAACACACATACATCTTCACCTACACAATCTAGATCCTGTTCGTTCTGTGGTACTCTGTCACACAGTGCTGTACACACTACACTTCGAACAGCACCGTCTGTGCCTTCTAATATCCACACAGTTCTTCCGTTGCGCACCCGTTGTTCAAAAGGTATATGTGGGCGCACAGGATCATCGTCTATCAAATATTGTTCGTTTGCTTTAATCGTTCTCAACACGTTTGTACCATTCTCCCAGTGTATAAAGTTTTTGATCTGTACACTGTATGTAGTCTGAATTGTTTGAATGGCGTATCGAACCTGAACCTACAACTACATCTCCGTCACGATATGCAAACGGACGTTGTATTGTTACGTCTATGTATTCACCGTAGTCGGTGCCCAATGTAAGGAATGTTACCCAACGATTGCCACGACCACGGAATACTCTACCATTGGCAATAACACCTGCAAAGTCCACACGTTCAAGGAAGTTTGATCTTACTCCGCAGCCGGGAATAAATCCCTGTTGCCACCATCCTGGTTTGGTGTCTATTCCTTTGCGATGCGCTTCGCATTGATATACCCACGGTTTGTAGGAGCCTTGACAGTGTCGGAGATTTGCTCTCCAGAATTCTTCTGGTTTGTGTGCTTTGCAGTAGGCCAAGGCCCATATGAGCCGTCCAAGATTAACTGCGTGAGCTCTGCATAAACCAAAGCCGCTGAGTTCTTGCAGGGCTGCCATAGCTTCTGCTTTGCGTGGGTTGTTGCCCAGCCTTTCAACAAATTCAAGTATCTTTTCATCGTTCTTTTTAGCAAATGCTCTCCTATACATATCAGCTTCATACATATCAACGCCGATAATGTTTGATATAATATCAATAGCATCGTCTTCGAATACTATCGAGTCTTGTACTGCTTCTTGTGACCAGTCTTGAAATACTGCGGCCTTTTGTCTGCCGCTCATAGCAACTGGTCTTATCATTGCTGTTGCAAACACACAGTCATATACTGACGTAGGTTGTATAGCTCTAAATAATCTACGCATAGCAGGGCTTTCTCCTTGTGTTACGCCTAGTACATCGCCTCTAGCTAGTAAGGCTGCTGTACGGTCGTCGTATGCAGGATAATCCGCCAATGCAGTGTCAGGATCTATCTCTAGTAGTTGTGATAGTCCACGGTTTGCAAGTATGTCTACCTTGAGGTGTTCAAGGTCTTCTACTTCGTGTTTGTCAAGTAGTATTTGGTTGTCTTGTGATATTAGTGATTTAGGTAATTGCCTAGTGAACATTACGATGCCTCCACAGTGTTTTGATATTGCTCGCTTCTTGCCTATGAGCTTGCGTTCTATACGCTTCGCTTCTGTAGGATCAACTCCTACTGATTCATATGTAAAGTTGCGTGGTAAATTACCTGTGGCTCCGAGTCGCTTTGCAGCTTCTCGGCGGGCTGACTTCTCCTTATAGGTCACGTAATTGCTTAACCTTGCCGTTTTGCCTGGCCACTTTTTGAAAATGCGTTCCATTACTTCTGTTTGACGCCAATGTTCAAAGTCTATATCAACATCGGGCAGGTCGTCCCTTAAAGGATTCATAAACCGTGCCACAGGTATGTTCCACTCAATTGGGTCTACATCTGTAATACCCAACAAGTAGCACACAAGACTTGAACCCGCCGAACCTCTAGTCATATGAGTAAGGTCTTGGGTTAGGTCAATGATGTCACAAATTTGAAGGAAGTAATCAGTGAAACGCTGGTTCAGGATGAGCTCAAATTCTTCTGCCAGACGATTTTGATATTCGGGTCCGGGTGGGACAGGCCTAATAAATCTATCTAATAGCCTTTGTATGTTTTCTAAATCTGTTGCCATTTTAGCCTCTTGCTTGTCTTTGTATGCCTAGTGCGCAATACATTGCGCAAGAGTATTTAGCATCGAGATTTATTCGTCTCCTAAATTATTGAGAAATTGTCTTAGTTTTGTTGAATCTGTTTGGGCACGTATTTTACCTACAGTATCACCCTCAGTTGGATCTTCTCGTTGTTGTCCTTCTTCTATAGGTGCGCCACTACTGCGTTTGATTTGATCAAACACGGTTGACTTACGTTTGTTAAACTCTTGATACTCTTCATCCTCTCCTAAGTCTCTAATACGCAAACTGTCTACATCAAACTCTAAGTCGATCTTTTGTCCAACGCCACTTGAACTTCTAGTCTTCATTAGCTGTATTTGATAGCGTCCACGTTCACGCATTGCTCTACTTGTAAAGATACCGATTAAGTTATCTGCTGTATTGATCTTTGAAATACCACCTGAGATATGCGAATGATCAAACTCAATCTCTTCAACCGAACTCCTGTTCAACTGCGATGCTGTTACAAACAAACAGTTCAGTTCCATAGCCAAGTTACGTAGTTCTTCTGACACATACTTGTCTTTAACAAACAAGTTCTCTGCACTAATCTTAGCTGCTATCGGATGCATCAAGTCCAAATAGTCTACAAGCAATACGTCTACCTTCTTGCCTGTTTTGATCTCATATTCTTTCAAATAACTTCTAATGTCATTTGCGTTCTTGCCAGTGGGCATATACTTGACCTGGAATGCACCTGACTTTTTGCCAATCATCTTTACTTTCATTTCAACATCGTCAATGCTCTTAAAAACATCACGACTTGGAATATCTGTAGTCATTGAATCAAGCCGCATACTAACTAGATTCTCTGAAAGCTCAAATGTCAAGTAAATTACGTTCATACCTGCTAGTGCCCAGTTCACGCCCAAGTTAGCCAAGAACAAACTCTTACCCGAACCTGAACCACCTGCAAAGATATTAAGCTCACCTCTGTTAAAGCCACCAAACAGTTTCTTATCTAGTGCCGGCCAACCTGTGCTTACTTGTCCGTTTTTGTCTTTGATTGCTTCTAGTCTACTTCTAGGATCTGCAAAGTAGTCTGTACCTAGATCTTTTTGCAAACCAATCTGTACTGCTTTCTTAACCAAATCCTCAACCGGACCATACTCCCCTTTTTCCAACAGATCTGCGCTAGTAAGGATGGCCGCTTCCAAAGCCTTGTGTCTGGAGAATGTTTCAAACTCCTGAAGTAGCCAGTCATAATGATTCTCCTGTAGTTGCCCTGGGTCTTTTAAGTTGCTGTCTGTAGCAGCATTAATCATTTCAAATGTAGGAAGTGCATTATGTTCTGTTACATAATCATTTAAAAATTTTGCAGGTGCTTGCAACTTTCGGTCAAACGTGTCTGGATTAAACACAGCCTGACAGCGAACAAACGACTCTGCATCTGTTAACATCATTTCAAGATATACTTTTTGTATATCATAACCGTAATCTGTATTTTGTCTTGTCATATTGTAATTATACTTTCTGATACCATATATTGTCAAGTGTTGTTTTTTGTTTTGTCTTTGCTAATACTGCACCGATACACGATCCCGGATCACCAGGATTAGTAGGAACCCATACATTATTCCAACGTGGTTTAATTTTTTCAACTGCCTGTCTATTAAGTGCGCCGCCACCTGCTAATGCTATGTTAGAGCTACCTGTTTCTTTGCGAGCCCATTCACTTAGGTTCATTAAACAGTACTCAAATATTGCTTGGGTGGTTGCTGCTATATCGTATATATCCTGCTGGCTACACAACCCAGGACGCCACCAATTGCATCCCCTGTGTAAATTTTCGTGTAGGGTAACTTTAGGGTCTACACCTAAGCCTTGCATTGATATAATCTCATCCCACATTACTTTGAACAGTCTTTCTTTGCTACCTTTTTCTGCATACTGTGCCACTAGATATTCGTCACGTTGTGCTTGTAACCCCATACGTTGTGTCATAGCACTGTAGAAAAGTCCTAGGCTATGTGGATACCCTTGTGAATGTATCTTCTTAAGTCGATTGTTCTTGCCGTGCCATATGGTCAGGGTCTCAAATTCTCCAATACTGTCTAAGCATATAACAGCACAATCGTCATAGGGCTGAGTGTAATAAGCATAAGCAGCGTGTGAAAGATGGTGTTGGGTATACAAAATGGGACAACATATATTATATTGCTTTAGATAACTACGTATATTATTTTCTTTAAGTAACCAACCCTGGCCTGCATACAGCTGACGTAGTGTTTTTAATAGGGGACGTTCGTACCATATAACTTGCTCAGGTACTCCGTATTTGTCTAGGGCATATGCAATCTGTTCTTTATTATGATTAGGGTCATTAGCAATGCCTGAGAAATCTTTTGATAGACTTGCCCATAGCAGTTTGTCACCTTTAAAAATTCCTAGGCTAGCATCGTGACTGTTACCAACCATTCCCCAAATAATCATACAATAATATCTACCTTTGGCATATGTGGATTATGTTTTACTTCTTGACCTTTTGAATTGTAGGAAGTAAAGACAACTTCTTCAACTCTTGTTTGTCCTCTTTCTTTGATATGACGCACGTGAATTTCTGTATCTACTTTAGGCGTAGAGAACGTTTGAGTATAGTAACTTAATACTTGGTATGGTCCTAAGTTTTCTATCATTTATATATAAATGGATCTCTTTTCTTGAGTTCCTTAATTTTACGTCTATAAGCAATTTCTTCTTTTATCTTATAGTACGGCCAAGCAATCCAACTCCATATCTTTTTTAGGATCTTTTTTATTTTGTGAACCATTTTTTTGCTCTCAGTCTTATTTTCAAAGGCGACTCTTCTGATTGTGTAGCAATACTATGTAACGTATACAATCTACCATAACGTTGTACTGCATCTCCTATATCGTTAATATCATCTGCCCATTCAGGCATTGAAACAGAATATCCTAGTTCAATAGCTTGCTCTACTAATTTGCTGCCAGCTTTGTCTCTATCAGGTACAACAATTATTTCCTTCTGTAGCTTATTTAGCAGCAGTGATTGTTGGTCAGATATTTCACTGCCTCCTAGCGCACATCCTTCTACGTGTAGTGCATCTATTTGTCCTTCGCAAACAATAGCAAATACTTTGTTATGTCGTTGTTCGTCTAGGTTAAACACATAGCCAGGTTGCACTTCTGTTAAGTATTTAGGCTTCTTATCTGGTGTGATAGCACGAGCAGTCCAGCCTACTATTCTACCTTCATAATAGAAAGGAATAATAAGCCTATCACGATAACCTAAACTAGGTGACCAATGATAGTCAATGTCGTCTATACGTAGATTGCGTTCTAGCATATACTGAAACACATTTACCATACGCTCTGGTATAGTACCTGGCTCTGCCCATTGATAGTCTGCAAGTCTAACAGCATCTTCTGGCAACGGTACAGAGTCGAACGTGGGCAGTTGAGCAATACGTTCTAGTGCTTCAACGCCCTCGTTCTCTCGCATCACATCAAGTGCCACCTTGTTGATTATATCGTCAGGCGCTCCCATCCATTGATAGAGCCTTCGCATCTTGTGTGAAAAGTTACGCCCAGGTTGCCACGAGGCTTTGAAACCACAGTTAAAACAATGATAACTTACACCTCCGTCAGGATTGCTTATTAGTCCTCCTCGGCCTCTATTATCAGCTGAGTGGCCGTTGTGATGGCAACAGGGCGCATTGAATGATAGCCAGCCGCTAGGAGTTTGTTTCCTCTTAGCAGGCAGGTATGTCAGAACTGATTCGGCTACTACACTCATAGTATTATTATAGCGTAGTTGCTAATTTATGTCAATCAATTTCTTACTAAAATTTTTGTAATTTTATCAGCAGGATTTGAATTTGCTTTGAATCGTAAATGACTAAACACACCGTTGAAATTTACTGGTAACGGTTCTGTTTCTGTACCGCTGAATGTCATTGTTGCAATGTCTGCCCAGTTAGTGCTTTCGGTTACTTGATTATCTAGTGTTGCTTGTACTACTATATTACCTACATAAGAACTAGTATACGCCGCTGCGGTATGTAGTGCTTCATTACCGTTTATACCAGGTTGAGCATCAATTGTTTCTGATATCCACTGATCTGTACCTACTTCTGTTTGTTCAAATTGTGTAACTTGATACGTTGCAAGAGGTCCAGGAAATGTTTTTGCATTTACATAAATTGTTGCATCGTTGTCAAAATTACTATGATTGTATGTCAATACTTTATTGCTATCTGCATCAACCAAATAAATGTTATAGGAAAGAAATTGTTGCTTTATATTAAGTAATTCATTTTCTGTTATAGTAACACTGAACTTGCCTTTGATTTCGCTCGAACCGTCGTCTTGCACAACTCCGTCCTTTTCGATTACTAACACTTGATTTTCATCGTATGCAACAAACTTGGGAGTATAATTTGTCATTGGTATTGGACGCTGATCTGCGTTATATAATCTAAAATCTAAGACATTATCTATGCCTTTAAAAACTTGTAATTGTCTACTGTACACTGGTCTATACTCCACTATGAATCCGCTTTCATTTGAACGAAGCTTGGTTAAATTTGAGACTAAATATCTAGGTGTTAGTTGCATAATGTATTTATCGGAATAAAATGTTAACAAAAGATATACAAGAAAATTTTCCGTTCTTAAGTGTGGTTACTTATGGGGGTAACGAATATATCGGTATCATCATTAATCAGGATCAAACAGTAACATCAATGTATGTTTACACAGATTTAAAATCAAAAAAAGAACAAAGTCAATTTTTAGAATTAGGAGATATATGGTGGTGGGAGTCAAATAGACTCATTCCTATTAATATATTTCTAAGAAAAGAAATGGACCAATTTAAATATTCTATAGTTACAATGAACTCTAAAGATGTTAAGATAACAATTGGACCTGTTGTTAATCTCAATAATTTAGCTGTAAAGCGTGTAAAGCGCAGAAGTGTACAGCTAGTAAGAAAACCTAAGTAGTAAATTCTTCACACAATAAATTCATATGTATTACTACAGCCATTGCGTAACTTATTGCGTGTGCTTTCTTAAAGTAATAGCTACCGTCTTCGGGTTTTTTCCAAACTTCTGTTAGTATCGTTTGCCAAGTTTCGTTGACAAGATGCCTCTTCGCAGGACGTATCATCGCTAGGACTGCTGCTAGTTGTTCTACTGATTTGGGTTTCGTTTGCTGTAGAATTGTACTGTGTTCGCCTACGTGAAATAAGTTGTTGCTGAATTCTGGCTCTGTTAATAAATCCCATAATGGTTCCTTATCCATAAGTTGTTGTAGATGTTCGTTACTCTTAACGTTTTTATAAATGCTTACATTTAAAAAATCTAATTTAAAATAGCCTCTATCTTCTGCTGTTTTATGTTCGATTGTTGATAAGTTGTCAATAGGATTATGTGGAATTTCTGTTACATAAATTCCTGTATTGTGTTTCTTATCTGTATCTAATTTTGCCACACGGTGTTGTATCTTGTCTAGTATAACACTGCGATCTGCAAAGTCGATATCAATATCAGGCAAGATGCTTCTCCAATTTACGTGCTTTTTTTGTAGCCATATCCCATTTTATTTTTGATACACGATCTTTAAACGTTATGCCGTGTAAATGATCCCATTCGTGTAAGTAACATTTTGCACTATACCCTTCAATTTTTACAACCTGTTCTTCTAAATTCTCATTGTACCATTTTGCAAGTATTTCTTTTGGACGTTTTACTTTGACAAAAATATTAGGAAAGCTTAGACATCCTTCAACATCTAAAATAGTTTCTGATGTATACTGTAGAACAGTTGGATTAATACAAATAGTACTATTCTCTAAGCTGTCGCCCATAACAAATACTTGTGCATCTAAACCAACTTGATTTGCGCTCAGGCCAATACCATTACTAGATAACATTAAGTCTACCATTTCTTTTTTTAGTTCAGCAGGGTCAAATGTAGGGTTTTCTAAATCAACTTCTGCAACTTGCTTGTCTAAAAACGGATCTGGATAGTAAACTAAATTCATAACTTGCCTTCTTCTCTCAACTGTGCTCTTATCTGTGTTGCACTAATATTGTGTATCTCTTCACCCAAGTCGTGTTGTGTAAATGTATAACCTACGCCGCGACCATAACTAATGTCAACTATGTTTGGTACAAACATTATAACATATTCTTCGCCTTCTGTAAAGCCTTGATTTGCTAATCCTTGTACAATATTCTGTGTTACTGTTTCCACATCAAACGGGTTATCATCTTGCTTTACTGTGCGGCCGCCGCCAGCATCTTGACCTACAATACCTCCGACATCTCGAATCATAATACATACTTGACCTGTTTCTAATAGTGCTTTTTTAAATAGTGCTGTGTGACCATCGTGCCACGGTTGCCATCTGCCCAGCATTTGCGCAGTAGGCTTTTTCCAATCAAAACTCATCTTTTACTCCGTAACGAATGTGTTTATACCATATACGCTCGTGTACGTAATACATTATAAACTTTATTATTAAATCTATAACAAATACAGCGCCTACTGCTTTAGGTGGTAATCCAAATAAAAAAGCTATTGCTGCTGTTGTCAAACTTGCTATCAAACGCCAGGTTATTGCTTTTGCTAAATGACGTTTCTTGCTTACACGATCTTCCATTATACTGCTATTATTTCAGTCTCTAAAATATTGATCTGTTGTATTGCATTTGCTAATCTTTCCACGTCTCCGGTTTCTTCCTTTAGATGTGTTATAATTCTAAAATCAAAAGTTTTCGGTTCTTCAAACATTTTGTTTGTATCTTCAAATCTTCCTTCAGAAATTGTATCTACCCATACAACAACGTCTGCTTCAAAAATATGTCTAGTAAGATCAGTAGGACATACAAAATCACAAATAACAGTACGCCCGCATCCTTTTTCGTAATCTGCTAGGTTACGCATTCTACGAGCTTGACGTATTCTAGCTTCTTCACTAAATTCCCAGTCATTTGCCATTTTACGCACTTCATCTGCATTATACCACGCACAGTCATTTAAGTGTTTTTGCAACCTTTCGGCAAGCCAAGTTTTGCCTGCTCCGGGCAGACCCATAATTAATATTTTCATAAATTAGATTCCTTTACAACATCTTTTACAAGTTGAACATCGTTGGGCAGTCTCTTAAAGCGCATTGCCCAATGTTCAGGGTTGATCACGTGATATACAAGTTCTAGTTGTTCATCATTAAACTTACTTAGCATTTCTTTTCCACTTGCACAATTAAGTATGAGCCACGGTGATATCTTACCGTCCTTTATATCCCACACTGCCTTGTTAAGACTTATGTACAAAAAGTAATGATTCCAAGGAGCACTTTTGTCTTCTGCCCACTCCATCATTGTTTTTACACTACGTTCAAGTGCTGTAGTTACATCTTCTTTTAATATAAAGTCTAATGCATATTTTTCATACAATGCATCTCTGCACCAATGATCAAGTTTTACTCCACTAGTGACAACATAATCAATGTAACGCTCAGGATATAAAGGGCGCACATTACTAATAAACGAACCGAACTTGACGAATGCGTTGTAGTATTGACTGTTGCAAAATTCTTCATATGTTTTTTCTTTCTTTGCGCCTGCACTTAATTTATAAAATCTTTGAAAGGCATAAAATCCGTGTCGCACACGTTTTTCATCTTTTTGTAAAGCCCTGCGTTTCTTTTCGCACATATGGGCTGCAAGCGTTTTTTCTCTTACATATCCGCTACCGCAGTATTCACAAGTAAATGGCTTTTCGGACATTAGTACCCTCGTTGATAAAATTGATTTGTATTGTAGCCTGCATTTTCTATTGCTTGCCCTATACTATAAAAGTCTGTCGTATCTTCAACGACAGTTTGCATAACGTCTGCAAACTGTTTATCTAAATTTAATTCAAGCAAAGGTGCAATAGACTTTTCTAACCAATAGTAATGCATTATAGGTGTAGGGTGTTGATCTTGTATAATTTTACTTTTGTTTGTCCAATCACCTGCACCAGCAAACGTTGTTAATTTATCTTTATGATTATCTATGCACCAAGTATATAAATTAGTATCTATCCAGTTACCGTCTTCGACTACATTTTGATATATTGATAAATCTCCAGTTAAGTCTTGGTGTAAATCTATGCTAGATGTCATAAAAACTTTGCATTTCAAATTTTTTGCAATTGCTGTAGCAGCGTGAATATAATTCCAAGTGTGTAGTATATAACTTTGTTCGTCCCATAATTTACGTGCAATAAAAATCTTTGTCGGATCTATATCAGTATCTAATAATAAATTACCACCTTGGTACCAGCTTTCGTGCATACTTGCATCGTCGTATTTCCTATCAAATCTGTGATAGTCGGTCCATTGTATTATAATGACATCATTGGAATTTAATTGATTTTTTAATACTGCTTCAGAAAATCTTTCAAATATTTGTTTATTGCCTGCGCCTCTATTTGCCCAGTTTTGGAAGTTATCAAAATGAAACCCTAATATATCAGCCCAAGTTGGCCAATGATATCTTGTTAAACTGCATCCAAAGGTTAGTAGCTTGGTCATATTTTGAAGCCTTCAATTCCGTGCTCCTCTGCTAATTGTTTAAGTTCTTTTTTTGTAGATAAATTTGCAAGTAGCTCTATCTCATCTTGTTTCATATTTGGATAAATTTTTTCTAGTAGTTTTACACCTTTGCTATTGTCAGCACCTTTTTTCTTAAAACCTATCCAAGGATGAAATTCACTTTTGCCTGTGTTACCGCATTGACATAACAAGTACCACTGTAGTTTTGCTTCTTTGTTGCCTAGTACTGCCCAATTCTTGTTGTAGTATTCGTTTGTTTTAAACACAGCAAGTTCTTGTTTTTCACGTGAGCCTTTAACACTACTCATATACCTATTGAGGTTCCATAAGTCGCCTTTGATTTCTTTTTGTCCATCTTCACCTGCTGCGTCATACAGTTCACGCATTCCGCCATCCAGCGCAGGAATCATTTCTTTAAACAAGTCAATGTGTTTGTTGGGCATTCCACGTCTCTACATCTTCAGGAGTATTAATCTCAGTACCATTAAATTGTACACTCAAACAACCAATTTGCCAACCGTTTTTTAACCAACGCAGTTGTTCTAATTTTTCAACACGTTCTTCTTTTTCAATACGCATATGGTTGTAGCATTGCAGTGCATTCTTAGTGTAACCATATACACCCAAGTGCCATAAACCGTAACCCGTCATACCTCTACCAAACCATAGTGCAGAGTCTCCGCCACGTACCATTTTTACTGAGCTAGGATCGTTTTGTTTTTCTTCTGGCATATCTGTGTACACTGTGCTAACTTGATAGTGATTGCCTAGACTGAATTCACACTTTTCAACCATCTCTTGTGTTACGTCTGGCATATCACCTTGTACATTAATAAAATAATCATAATCGTCAAACTTGCGACTGTATACTGCACCTGCACATCTTTCTGTGCCGTTTTCGTAATCAGAAGTATCTATATAAACGCCTACGCCTGATGCTTGTGCTGCCTGTGCAATTAGCTTATGGTCTGTGAGTACATATGTATCATAGCCAAAATCTTTACATTTTTCTGCTACAGTTTGTATCATTGTTTTGCCGTTTAGCATTGTAAGCGGCTTTCCTGGGAAGCGAGTGCTTCCGTATCTAGCCGGTATAAGAATAGCTGATAATTTCACGCACTGTCCTTTCAAAGTCTTCTAGTCGTAACATATTAGGTCCGTCACTTGGTGCATTGTCTGGGTCAGCGTGAACCTCTAAAAAGAAATTCCTAACACCCAAAGCACTACCTGCACGACATAAGCCAGGAACATAATTCCTATTCCCGCCGCTACTACTTCCGTTGCCACCTGGCTTTTGTACACTGTGCGTGGCATCCAAAACCACATCACAATCAAAGTTATCAAGCATATAGTTAATGCCGGTGAAATCAACAACCAAAGTATTATATCCAAAACTAGTTCCTCTCTCTGTAATCCAAATTTCAGGCTTATCTTTGCTTGCACCGTAGCACTTACTCAATATACCTTCAACATCCCAAGGTGCTAAAAATTGTCCTTTTTTGATATTTACAATTTTTCCGCTGCTACAAGCTGTTTGTATCAAGTCGGTTTGGCGACATAAAAAAGCAGGAATTTGGTACACATCTACTGCATCTCCCCAGGCATTCAGAGTTACAATCTGTCCTGTGTCGTGGACGTCTGTCAAAGTTTTTAAACCTTTGATTTGTTCTTTCATACTTCGAAAGTCTTGCATTGTCTTAGCAAGACCTACTCCACGTACACCTGTAATACTTGTTCGGTTTGCTTTGTCAAAACTTGCTTTGAAATAATATTCAATACCTAGCTTATCACATACACGTTTACATTCCTGTGCAATCTCTAAACTTTGTTCTAGTGTCTCGTGTTGACAAGGGCCTGCAATAATTTTCATTCTTTAGTATCCTTTATTAACCAATATGTTGTAACCAGCTTATCCATTTGTTTTTTTAATGTTTCATTTTCTTCACATAGGTCACATAAATTTTGCCATTCGCCGTAGTGTATTAGATTGCCTTGGGCTCTAGAAACCGCTCCTGGATCTCCGCCTACAATCCATCTTGGTATTAAATTATGCGGAGCATCTCTATAACGAGCATATACAACACCATCTACACGTTCGTATATTAGTGCTTCATTTGGTTTTAGATTTCCCAACTTGCGTTCCACTTGTTCTTCGTACAATGTCGTCGTGATTAAATTCAGCCCAGTATAGTTCAAATGCTACACCGTCTTCTAAGCCTTCAAACTGATGAATTTTGCCAGGCTTTACTTGTGTAAAGTCACCTGCTTCAAGAATAGTTTCATCTACTAGTCCTTGATCGTCTTGCCAAACACGTACAATCATCTTGCCTGATTCAACAAAAAATCCGTTCCATTTAAATCTGTGTTCGTGTTCTGAACACTTATAACCTGCTTTGTATTCAATACGGTGAAACTCTAAAACACCGTTAGCGTGGATAAGTTCAGTCTGTCCCCAAATCTTTCCTGCTTTCATTTTGTTCTCCTTATAATTTAAATGCTATTACTAACAAAATTGCTACCAATAATATGTTAGTAAACATAATTTCAATGGCAAGTATTGTATGATACCATATCCATCTAGTTTTATATGCATTCTCGATTGTTACCTCTGCAGGGTCAACATCATCTTTCATTACATCTACAACTTTTGGTTTTTCATCTACTGGCGGTAAATCAGCATCTAATCCTAAGTCTTTGTCTTTGACATTTAAAAGTTTGTTAAGCCATTCCATACATTAGTCTCTTTTTGTTTACATTAGCAAAGAATATTCAATTACTTCACATTGGCGACTTATATCTTTTACAAAAAATGCACACATAGGATCCTTTTTATCGGTAACAGGTACACTAAGCAATTGTCCGTTTTTCATTTTTGGAAAGTACCATTTCACATCAGTGTAAAAATTTTCTATAGTAATCAGTTGAAAATCTGTTTTAAAACTTGTTAGAGGATTAAACAAAAATGCTTCAAAGCCTCTATCGTTAATACTCGTTAAAGGTAATATTTCTATGTCGTTACCACTTTCGGAACAGCCAACAGCTATTGACCAGTCAACAGGCATAGTAATTTCATTATCGCCTATCTTCAACACCATTGCAGGTGCACTAAATGATTCAAGAAAGATTAAAGGAACAAAAAAGAAATCTGGATTTTTTGGATCCGAATTATCAAGTACACTAAAGCGCACATCGTCTTCTATTTGTTCAGGTAAATCATCTAAGTTGAAACACTCATTGTCTAAAGTTAATATTCTCATTTAATTCCAATCCACTTTTTCTATTGTGAATGGGTACTGCGCCTCCTTATAAAATTTCTTTCTTTGGGTAAGGTGCCGCTTCGCAAACTTACAAGTGCTTGTAAGATCCCATATTTGCACGAAGTCTTTGTCCTTTGCCTTTCTAACGCCTCTACCTATTGATTGGATTACTCTTACAAATGACTTGCCTGGTTCTATAAGAACAAGATTAAAAATACGAGGGATATTAATGCCGACGGCAGCAACGCCATACGTAGCAATGACCACGTGATTTGTTCCTTCGTTAATTTCGTCATATGCTTCCTTTCTGTCCTTTAATTTTACATCGCCTTTTACAAATACACTTCCTGGTATAAGTTCTTGTAGTGCTTCTCCTGCTGAAATACGATCTACAAGTATTAGAGTGTTGCCTGATTCTTTTACTGTATTAAGTAGTTTGCCTATATATTCTATTCTATCTTTATTTGTAACTAGATATTTTAATTCTTCTTGATAATTGCTGTGTGCTACAGTGTCCATTAGTTGTACAATGTTTACGTGACACTGCGATAGCACACCTTTGTCTTGTAATTCTTTAGCACTGATTTGTCCAATAACCGGACCAAGACTTGCGTGTATGCTTTCAAACTCAAAACGTTCTTTAGGTACTGTACCAGTTAGTCCCCAACGTATTGGTGCATTGCGTAGGTTACGTGTAAGCAAGTTTTTAAGAACTTCTGCTTTCGCTTGGTGTACTTCGTCAACAATAATAGTGCTTACACCTTCTAAGAACTCTGCAAGGCTTAGTACTGCACTGCCGTCTTTGAACTTCTTATCCAGAATATTCAAGCTCTGCCAAGTGCATATAGTGTGAGTCTTACCTAACTCTTTTCTGTCTCCGAAGTACACCCCTACGTCTAACCCACAATTAATGTAGTCTTCTTCTGTTTGTGTAACAAGTGATTTGTTAGGCACAATTACAAGACTACGTCCGTACGGCTCACTTATATGTGACAGTGTTGCAGTTGTAATAGTTTTACCTGCACCTGTTGCAATCTCTTGCAAGCTCTGTGGGTTTTTTAGAAAGTTGTTGATTGCTTCGACTTGGTAGTCACGCAGAATAATTTCTTCACCTTCTGCCGGATGACCTTTGGGCCAATGAACACCTTGGTCTGCCCAATAGCGTTCCGTAATTGGTTGCAAGTCTAGTTGTATAGGATGACGTCTATCTTCGATGTCAACTATTTGGACGTTGTTTTTAGCAAGTACTTGTGTAATAGTATCAAGATGATTAACGTAGCCAGTACCGCCAATACCAAAGAAAGCAACCTTGCCGTCCCAACGTCCTAGTTTATACTGTGGCATATAACGTGCGTAAGGCACTTCAAACTTGAGGGCATTAGAAAGCTTTCGACGGACGTCAACTTCTAATCCTTCTAGCTTGATGTTTACTTCGTCTTCAATTATTAATTTGCAACTAGCCATAGTATCTTGAATACTTTCTTATTGGACTTATATCCTCTTCTCTATATACAACTAAGTCACAGTTATGTGTAACATAACTGTCAACAAAACGATCTATTCTACTATTATAGCAGAATGCAGTTGTAGGTATCCATTCGTTGTTGACTAACAACTTCGGAAGTTTATTAGTACTAATATACACTATTTTTGTTGTCTTGTCAACCCAATTGTTCAACTTTCTATCGTGTATTAATTGATTAAAACTTGAGTCTTGGCCTTCTTGTCTAAACAGTACACTTTGTTGTTCAGGCTCTAAAATATCTCTAAAGTAGCTAATACACTCATAAAGCTGTACTTCTGCAGATTTTTCTTCAAGTAATACAATTATAGGAAATCTATCTAAATTCCACAAAGCTTGAAAAATTTGACTATTAGTTTCAACAGAAGGCTTACTTACATACGTAGGCCTTGCTCTAGTAGCAATTTTTTCTTCTAGTGTGGTGGGTTGTATTTCTCCTACAAAAGAAAATCCGTATTTGAATTTTTTATCTATCAAATTTATTTTGTTTTTGTTTGTAATATAAGGTTCTAGGTTTTTGTGTACATTCAATAGCTTGCCGTCAAAAAGTCCACTTAAATGATTTTCTGGGTGTTCCCTAATAGCACATAATTCATCATACAAATTTAAAAGTTCTTTATCAACTTCAAAACTTTTATTAGAAAAGCTGTCTAATATAGCAAGCACGTTTCTTTCTGTATATCCGAACCAATGCTCGTGCGTACCTTTGCTGTGCCTATAATCATCACACTGATAGCTGATACTATTAATCTCCATTATTTCTGATTTTCTAAATGGAAATCTAATTTTTATTTCGTCACCGACTATCTTTATGTATTTGCTTCGATCTATTTCTCTTAAAGGTTGTCTAAGCTCTTTTACAGCATAATCAAAGTCGCAATCTAAATTTACAAATTGTGTTTTGTATTTTTCAAGTTTTTCTTGCATTAACATAAACTGTCTATCTGTTAATGCTGTACCTTTGAATACCTGCCTAGCAATACTGTGCATTATTGTTATATCAGAGTTATCAAGAGAAATTTCTGGTCCTTGTATAAGTCCTGCTGATAGTTCTAGTAAATCTTCTATTGTAGCTATATTATTCATATATTAAGTATAGCTTAAAATATCCTAGATGTCAATCTATTAAGTGGTAAACCGTGTTTAATTTCTTCTATTGTAAATTCAGTCCAGGCATAATCGTTACGCCATTGTATCCTATCTGGCATTACAGGATTTTCTATATCGTGTATGAATTCTATGTTATTGCCTACATCATAGGCAAGAGAAGAAGGACTTACAAATGCAGGAACACCAGCAAGAATAGACTGGCATCCTGGATTACTACTATGACTTATAGTAGCCCAAACGTTATCAAATTCCATATCAAAGTTATCGTATGTACCTGTAATGTGCTTTGGCTCTTGCCTTATCACATTTCGTAATCCACGTTCTATGTGTTCTAGTCTACATCTAGGATGCGGACGGAATATTATAGGCCTATCAGTATATTTACGTATTTGGTCATATGTATCCAAGAACCAATTACTCATACTAGGCATATTTTGCCATTGTAAACTCTTGTTATGTTGTCCGCAAATAAGTATGTATTCTCCATCTTTGCGCCAAGGTTTCAAACTCATTCCAAACGCACTGGCACGATGGTTAGTATTGTTCAATTCGCCAAAGTATGCATCTTTGTTTATACCATTAAGTCCTACTTTCCAAGTAGTGCCTCGTTGTATGCCGCCTACTTCAAGTACGATTACTGGTTTATTTTTTTCAATACTCTCATCCCAGATTGACTTGTTCTTAGACATTCTCCCATTCCAAAGAACACTCCAGATAACATTAATATCACAATCCCGAGTGTTATAAGAAACACTATGGCCAGCACCCATAATACTATAAGCAAATGCATCAAAAACTGGTCTACTATTAAGCGCACCATAATCAGTCCATAAACTAAATTTCATTCCAATAAGCTTCTGTTCTTTCTGCCATTAGGTCTTTCTTTTTGCTATGCCCTTCGAACTTTCGATCACCTTTCATATGATCCATCCATTTACCTAGTGCGCTATTAATTAATGGATGTCCTCCGCCGCCGGTCTTGGCAGTTTTATTGTATATGTTAGCACTGTAATCTAATGCAGTATCCTTGAAGTCTGCAAAATCATTGTTCAATAATTCTCCAAACACATAGCTGTCGTGCCATTCTTCTAGGGTAAAGATACCATTGTCTGCATCTTCATACATACGTTCAAATTCTTCTACAAAACTGCAACCAACAGGATGATTCATATTAATACCGTAGAATCCACACTCAGGCCAAGTTTGTGATCCTTTACCTCTGCCAACATATGTTAACCAATTGTTATACGGTAGTAGTTCTTCAAACTGTTTAAAGCTCCAAGGACTATGTATATATGTGTCTGCATCCATCCAAACAATCCATCTACCTGTTCCGTAGTTTTTTGCACAAGCATCAAATACAGCATATGTTTTATTTGCAAAACGTATAGCGTGCCATTTAAAATCTTTATGCCAGTCTCGCGGACGTTTTGCTTTTATATGATCGGGCGGAATACCATTTGCTTTAGGATCATCTTTCCAACGCTCTTTAAAAGCATTTAGTTTTGGTAATTCTTGTTTTGCATCGAGTATAGTAATTTGATTTGGATCAGGATTTACTGGAATACAATCCTCTGCATAAACTACTAATTTGATACCTTTTGCAACATTTTGAGCAAAACTATCTATAAAACGTTGTCCGTATACTTTCATTCCTTCTGGATGAAAGGTTGTTATTACTATTATTTCTTGGCCCATTTTCTTAAATGTCTCCACGCTGTTCCGTCCTTTAATTCGTCTAGTGTCCAATGCATTTGTGCCATTTTATGTATCCACGTTTCTCTATCGAATTCTCTTAAATTTTCTATTTCAGCAAGTTTATGATGTGACACTTCTGCTGCCTGACTTCTTGCAGGATCTAATACAATAGTAGGTATTCCTTCTATTGCTGCTGCAACTGCCGGACTGCTATTATAATTTATTACACAGTGCGCATTTGCAAAATCGGATAATATGTTTGCGTGATTACTTATAATAACATTAGGTAATCTATATCTAACCAACATACGTTTATGATTTAGTGCTCCTTTATCACCAGGATGAAATCTTACAACAATTCTTCTATCACTCACTTTTCTTATCTGTGTAATTGTCTTGACTAGCCAAGGCATTAAAGCACTGCCTCTCATACTCCAGCCACCGTCTCTTTGACAGCAAATTACAATGTCGCCGCCGTGGAATTTGTAGGGTTTCATTTTTATACCAAGACGGTCTTTTATAAGTTGCCAGCGTTTAGGATCAGGTACTTCATTGCAGTATTCACCTGTATCAGGAAAAATGCCATCATAACTATAACGTAAAAATTTATTTGAATTTCCAGGATCAGCATATAAGAATAAATTACTGTCTACAATAATACTACGTTTTCCAAGTTTTTCTTGTCTCTCAAATACATTTTTCCTTAATTGTAAATGTGGACTACGTTTACTGTTTTCGTGAACAAAACCTTGCACTACTGCTACATCGCAATCTACTGGATCGTAGTCACAAACTATTTCACCTTCATCTCCGCACCGCCATACACCTTCTATAAAATTAACAATAATTTTAGGCTTTTCTGGATTTGTATTACCTGGAGGTATACCCATTAAATAAGATGCTACTTTTAAGCTCATTTTATTTCCTTACATTGCATTGATTACTCTCCAAGCAAATCCACTACGCATTTCTCTTTCAGTAAACTGGCAATAACTTAGATGGCACATATATGCCATCATTTCATCTTTATCAGGAACTTTTGGATTCTCTATATTTTCTAATTTTGTTTCGCACACTAATTGTGCCGAATTAGGGCCTAATGTAATTGCTGCTCTTCCCTCCATTAATGCTTCAGTAGCAGCAATACTATTGTATGTTACTAAACAATGTACGTCATCTGCTAAAGCATCTTGTATTGTGTTTGTAGTTACACGTTCTGCTCTAATAGGTTTCATACGTATTTCAATTGGACGATCAGTAAGTTTTTTTATTTCTTTTACAATATTAGTTGTCCATTCTTCTGCTGTGCCTTGCCCAAATAAATTCATAACTTTGTCACTTGGGGGACATATCATTATCTTTCTGCCAGGCATAATAGGTTTATATTCATAATTACATAATTTGATTCTGTCAGCTGGCCTAGGAATAATAGGTCCCATATTTTGAACTGCGTTTTTTGTTATTCTATGCCAAATTTTATGCTTAATATGATTACCAAAATATCCTGTATCTATAGCATAAAATTCTCTACCAGATGCCCAACAGCTTTTTATAGCCTTTTGACTTCCACCACCTAAACCTCTAATTACAAGAGTGTGATCAGTTTCTTCTTCGTTTTCCCAATTTGATTCTAACTTTTCCTCTGGTACTCCTTCTAGAAAAGCTGTTAGGTAAGGATCATAATCCCAACCTTTTTTGAAATAATTATTACCGCCAGTACTGTCTATAGCTGCAACTTTATTACCCATTCATCATATCCGCTAGTTCTTGTTTCCATAGATTGCTAAATTCGCAATTCCTATAGTTTTCGAACCACGGTCCTCCTTCAGTATAATGTATTAATTTTGGCATTTCTACATCGTCATAAACACCAACAAGATAATTCCAAGTGTGATCCAATTCTCCAATTTCTTCATCTTTTAACCAACTAAATCTGTGCAAGTAGGCTCCATTGATTTCTGGATCGTTTACTAGATCCATTGTAAGTTTTGCATTGCTAGGATGCGCACAGTTAAACAACATTACACTTGACCAGTTTTTACGTGGGTAGATAGTTTGTTTTTGTCCATCCATCTTTGTGCCTTCTTTAGGTGTGTAATCGTGCTGTACACACATTACTGCATACTTGTCGTCTGCTTGATCAAACAGTTCTTTTATATCTGTAGTTAAGATCATATCGCAGTCCATAAACAATGCCCAACCTTTAAAGTTAGTTAGTTCAGGAATAAGAAAACGTGTGAATGTAAATTCTGTACTAGCAAGTTTATCCAGACTGCGTGTATACCATCCTGCATCTCTTAGTTCTTGCTGTTTTAATGGACGCACATCTGCATCCGGTTGCTTGTTTAGAATACTATGCTTACAAACTTGATACGCTATATCTTCTCTTGTGTCATATCCTACAAATACTTTCATTAATCACGCCTTTCTATATCTTCTTCTATACACTCGTCACCCCATTGCACTTCGAGTACGTGTGCATTTGTGTCTCCAGGATTTGATGCTTTATGCCAAACTTCTTTTCCAATTGTGTACGTCATTGTACTTGGTTTCAGATGCAAACTATCTTGTAACCCGTTATATTCTGTATCCATTTTGACAACACCTTCTAGTATTTTCCATTCTTCTAAACGCTTGAAATGTTTTTGGTCACTAAGTCCTTTACCAGGATAAATTACAAGTTCTTTTACTTTATAACCTTTTTCAGGTTTATAATCGAGTACACGCCAGTATCCCCAATCACGTTCAGTCTTTTGTGTTTTCCATTCGTCTAGTATCCAGCTGCTTGAGTTTGCTTTGTTTTCACCGCCTACACCGAAAACAAATTCAACATCTGTATATTTCATCTCCGGTATGTTAATTCTAGTTCTATCTCCCCCGTTTGCAAATATTACTTTTGTTTGGCTGCCTTTAGTAGACAATACTCTAAAGATTGCGTTATTTGCTGTATCATCTTCGTCATTAAATCCTATAACTTCATCTACACATTTTATTTCTCTTATAATAGCGCAACGTTCTTCAAACGGCATAAATGGTCTTCCTTTTTTCCTTGTTAACCAAGCATCGCTATTAACTCCGACTACTAAATGATCACCTAATTCTCGTGCTGCTTTGAAATAATCAATATGACCCGAGTGTAGAGGATCGAATCCTCCAGTAACTAAAACAACTTTCATACTGGTATTTATATGCGTATATTACTGCTAAATAAATTTATGAGTTATATATTACCTACCCAGCAGATAGTTTTTATTCATATACCTAAAACCGCAGGCGCAAGTGTAATAAACAGTTTTGCAGGTGAAAAAGTATTAATTCCGAACAGTAGAACAAAAAATCAAAATTATCATAGTACTCTTCAAGATGCATTAAACTTCAAAGATGTTGATCATTATTTTAAGTTTACTGTTGTAAGAAATCCTTGGCATAGAATAGTAAGTTGGTATACATTTAGGCGGAGAATTTTAGAGCTTAGTTTGAAAAGGTTTGCAAAAAATGTTCCTGTCAAAAAAGTTGTAAATGATCAAAAAATTATTGCAGACGAATACAGTTCAATGCAAAACTTCCATAAATGGCTTCCTGATTACATAGAAAAACCTTGGGACTTTACTTGGTTTTCGTTAAAGGATAATCAAATAGACTGGATAGACAATATTGACAGTGTTGATAAAATATTTAGATTTGAAACACTAGGAAGAGATTTTACTAACCATTTTAATCTTACGTTGCCTAAGAAAAATGTATCCACACACAAAAGCTTTGATTGGCGTAGTCTATATAATACAGATACTATAAAACTTGTAGAGAAAGTTTACGAAAAAGATATTGATGTATTCAAGTATACATTTAAATAGGCTTATAAACTCTTTCTTCTTCAAAAGTTGTAAACAATTTATAGCCTAATGAGTGCATAAAGTTTTCTAAGTCTTCTAAGGTATAATTAAATCTAGTTGCACACTTATCAAAAAATTCTAAAACAACAATAGGTTTGCATTTTTTTATTGTATTAACTGCACCTTTTAGTGCAAAATATTCATAACCTTCTATATCTAAATGTATTAGATTACATTCTTCTAGGCCTAAATCATCTATGAGCATAGTTGGTATTTTGCCAATGCCGCGCACATAGTTTTTTCCTCTATTGCCTTCTTTAATATGTAAGTCAACTAGTCCTCTTTTGTCTCCGATACAAGCTTGATACTTGAATACATTTTGTGTATCTGCATTTTGTGTCAAACAATAAAAATTAAGAGGTTCTGGCTCAAATGTGTATACCCATTTAAAGTGTTTTGCATATTCTTTTACATAATATCCTGCATTGCCGCCTGCCTGTACAATAACGTTTTTTTGATCTACCAATGCACAAATTTTTTGCGGTAAGTCGGCGTGTGTCAACATATAATTCCAACACTTTGTATCAGTCTTTGGCCATATGTAGTCTTGTCTATTTTCTAACAAGTTTCGCATCATCTATTGTTCCTTCTAGTCCTTGTGTCAAACTATGTGTTTTTATATTGTCGCCTATACTATAAAAAGGGTGCAATCTTGCTAGACTTGGTACTGTAGTATTTGTGTTTAACACCCAATCACCTATTTGTTGGTCAGCTGTTACGTGCCCGTGTTGTCTAATATGTTTTATAAGTTTATGGGCACCTTCTGGTTTTAAGATGTAAGCATATGCTCCTTTGAAGTAATTTCCTGTACCAATCTTATAGGGATTTTTTGGACTTTGGTTTACATATTTTTCTATCTGTAGTTCTGTATCTTTTTCTTCGTCAAGTAGTTGATTGTATTTTTTGCTATAAGGATCTAATCTGTCTAATTTTAAAACGTCTTCAAATTGATCGCAAATAGTATTACCGAAAGGACGTAAAATATATCCATCGTGTTCTAGTATACACATAGGTTCACCTTGCTTCAAACATTCTAGCCACAGATAATAGTGACTAAAAAAGCATCCGCGGACACCTAGTTTTCCTTTTTTAAATTTTCTTTTAGGTTGTATGCCAGTTGCATAATAATGCTTTTTCCAATCTTTACCGTTTATTGCTTTAAAATATTTTGGTTTTAGTCCGTGTATTTTTGCTTGTTCAAAACACTCCTGGGCCATTCTACAAGAGTGTTCATTTTCTTCTAATCTAATTATGTATGTTATCATAGATTATCAATTGCTGTTTGTAAACTTACAACTTTTCTTTGAATGTTACCTTTACGAATAGCAAAACTCCTGTGTGTATTATCAAATGTTTTGTAGTTAGATCTTTTTCCAAAAACGTGCATTTCCGGAAGTTGGGCTACATTATAATTATCGTATATATGAGTTCTTACTTGTACATCTGAATCCCACTGTAATTTATTTTTTAGTACCGATAATGCTACTTTGTTAATATCGGCAATAATATCACTCCGTAAAATTAACATTGCCATTCCGCCTTCAGTACCGTCTTTTTTAGTTCGTGTAATATTAATTGCGTGGTTAGTTTTAAACAACTCGTTTATTTTTTCTTGGTTTATTTTTTTAATTGCAATTATGTCTACATCAGAAACTACAACATTTTGTTCTGCTTCTGGAATACTAAACCATCTTGCAAGTGCATAAAAACCTCTTGCATTAGAATTATCTGATTTATAAGTATTTTTTATATCTTCAAAGGTTATATGTGTATTTGTAATAAAATTAATATTATTATTTTGTGGAAGATTTAGTCCTACATAATGCAAAGACAATTCGCATTTAGGATAAAATTTTTTTATAGTATGACTATAAAAATGATAAAATGTATTATAATAGATAGGATCAGTGGCTGTATGAAAAATCAAAGAGTGGCATCCTCCATACCTGCTACTCTTAGTTTTACAACGTTAGTAATTTGCCATTGCTTTTGATCAAGTGCTTTGAGTACACCTAACCATTTGTTACGCATTAGTGCAAATTCGTTAATAATTTTTTCATAGTCAACAACATCTGCTTCGCCGTCAACATATTTTTCAACATCGCGGCTAGACAGAGCTCGTTGATAGTTTTCAAGATACTTTTTAAAATATGAGCTACGCAACCTGCGTAGCTCAATATTCAAATAGTTTAGTATAGCTTCTATTTCTTGTAATTGATTAAAACGATGTTCAACAATACCGGGCATAGCAGCAGCTGATTTTTCTACATTACCAACTAGCTTACATTCTTGACGAGCATCTGTCATCTCTTTTTCAAAATGTAATATTGCATCAGGAATTTTTGAAATATCTCTAGATATCTCTGAGTACCATCCCATTAGTAATCCCAATCCTCGTCATTTTCGTCAGCATCATAATCAATAGATTCAATTTCTAAGTAGTAATAGATAGCTTCGTCTAATACACTATCATTACCAAGGACTTCTTTAAATGATTGATCACTTATTCCATAATCTGCGCATAAGTCGACAAACTTTTCGGCTGCTGCTTCCATATGTTTTTTATCTAGGTATTCTTTAAAGCACATCCAAACTTCAGCTATTTGTTCTTCATTCATTGGCTACAATTTCCTCGTCAAGGTTATCCTGCACTGCTTCTTCGTCAGTGTTGTCGATATTTACCACAGAAGCTTCTTTTTCGAGGTAATCTGACATAACCTTATCGAGTAAATCGCCTTTCCAATTTTTGCGATATTCTAATAGTTCTTCGCCGTCAAGTGTTGTATACTTAAGACGATTGCCTTGTTTTTCAATAACACCTTTTGCTTCAAACAGTTCAAGTAGTCCGCTATAAGGATTCATACCTGTTTCGTATGGAATCTTTACCTGCACACCCTCAAACGGTTTAGCATAACGTGTTTTCATAACTTTACAGCCTGCACGAATACCTCGCACTTCGCTGATCTTGTTGCCATCTTCATCTTCTTTTAGTTTTAGTTTTTTCATTGCTACAACAATTGAAGATGCATAGATAAATCCTTGACCACCTGATATTTTATCATCTGGATCAAACATATCTTGCGATGCATATGTGTGGTTAGTACATACAAGTCCTACATTGTGAGAACCAATCATATTAACTGTATTACGAACAAGTGAAGTTAATGCCTTAGGCTTACGACCCATATCACCTTTCATATCACCCTTGTTAAACTGATCAACATCTGTAGGTGTTAGCAACATACCCAAACTATCAATAACAAACAGTACCTTAGGACGGTCTTCTTCTGGCATTGCCTTATAGTCTGCCATAAACACACTAATAGTTTTAGCAACGTCATCAATCATTGACATATTAAGTTTAAGTAGTTTTTCTTCTGAAGTGTCTACATCAA